GAACTTTCTCTGAATGTCATCTTCGGCATCCAAAATGGCTTTTTTTACCGTAGCCGCAGACAGAGTGCCGGCCTTTGCCATCGCCTCAAGCTGGGTCTTACTCTTGCCAGCAGACTTTTCAATGAGTTCGGCCACTTCAGGGGCTTTTTCATACAGCTGCGAAAATGTGTTTTTGTCCACATTCCCGGCGCTCATGGCCTTTGACAGCAGCCCCATTGTTGTGCCGATATTGTTGGATTTTCCACTCCCCTTTTCGAGTTTTTCGACGAGAGAGGTGAATTTCACGGCATCATCGATTGGGAAAAGAGTCTTGTTTTTTACGACGAGGTCGTCAACATACCCAGCCATCTTCCCATAAGATTCACGACATTCCTGCGCGGAATCAAGGATTTTCTTCTGGATTTCCGACTGCTCACCGAGTCCTTCTGTTGCGCCGCGAATAGCGTCGTTTATGCCGCTGAATTCTTCGGTGATGTTTTTTACCCAAGAAAGAGATAAACCCACTCCAAGGGTCCCAAGAACTTTTGTGGCAAGAGATTTGAAGGAAGTGATTGCCGACTGTGCCTGAGCTAGGCTGGCCTGGTCAGTTTTGAAGCTGATAATGTTGAAGAACTCGTTAAGTACTGTGCTCTGAGCCATCAGATTAACTATCCTCCGATCTTGCGTTTTCCATTTCCATCCGCTCTATGTCGTTCTGCATGGCGATGATATCATACAGCATCAGAGCTTCATCAAGGTTGTACACCTCTTTCAGCTCATACATAGAAGCGTAATGGCCTTGAATCAGAGAATACATAATCCATTCGAGATTGGTTATGCGCTCTGAGTCGAGACTTCCGTATTCTTCGATCGTGCCGCCTGAGTGCCGCTCATGAGGTTTCCAAAGAGGGTACTCAGACCGTCGAAAAAACCGCTGTAGTTCTGACGAATCACAGCAGTACACAGCTTGACTGCGCCAATCAGGTCGGCACAGAAAATCTCATCAAAGTCGCTTCTGGTGAGCACGACCCAGTTGTCATCTTCGTCTTGGAACGAAACATTGCCATACTTCAGAACCAGCTCATCCAGAAGCGTTGTGAGCTTCTGACCGTTGATTTTTCCGAGCGCGTTTGCCAGCGATTCGGAGTCCAAGTTCATGCCTTGGAACATTTCCATGCCGGATGCTTCCTCATCATTGCCGCTGGATACGGCAACAGTGCCCATGATGGGCAGCACGATTGCGGTTACATCACCGAACACATAGGCGGCATTCATTGCTCCCAGGGGGCGGACCTTGAATCGGATTTCTCCAATCGAAACGTCCTGGGCTTCCATTCTTTTAAGTCTCATTGTTCAACTTCCTTCCTTACTGAGGGGTCAGGTCGCCAACACAGTGCAGCGTCCATTCCTGATTTCCGCCCTTTGCTCCATATGCGATGCCTGCAGGCTTCGTGACCCACGCGGCCTCGGCGCTGAAGACGGGGTTGTCTCCAAGATCCTTAATCAGAATCGGGAAATAGCCTGCGCCGGGCTCTTGGACATTCAGATTGTACTTTGTCAGCAGCCAATCATTGGTCAGACTGCCGTACTGCATCGTGAACTTAACCTCATAGCGCGGGTCCTGCGAAATGTTGACGACGACTTCTCCGTCGGCTCCAGCCTCGTCAGAGGCGCCTTCACCAAGCGGAGCGATGGTGATAAAGCTGTCAGCGGCATAGCCACTGGTAATATGGGAGCCAAGAGCGGCGAGCACGTTCTTAGGGCTATAGGTATGGATTCTCTTTCTCACGATTGTTCCCTCCTAGATCAGTAGTTTACAGTGCCGGAAATCGCAGTACTGTTGATAGCGCCTGCGAGTCGGGCGGTCCACTTGACGCCCAGGAGCTTGCGGGTCTTTCGAGTCGCTGCGGTAATCTCGGAAATAGACGGAACCGTAATGGTATACGAAGGAACCTGCACATTGTCAGAGATTTCAGGAGCAGCGATACCGCCGTTCTTGACACCCTCATCAAGCGCCGCACGGAGTGCGCTCTCGACAAGAGCAATGCCCTCCTTGGTGTAGGGAATCTTACTGTATTGCAGGAAGAGGTTGACCTCGTTTTCCTGAATCTTGGACTTCAACCAGTCGCAGAAGCGGACTGTATCAATCCATTCACCACTTGCCATTTTTCCGCCGACGACCACATTGGCGTTTCCGAGCTTGGTGAAGTACATAATGTTCGCGTCGTCCATGGTCTTCGTCTCCTGGTCGGAGAGGTCCTGAACATTGACGGCAGCGAGAGACTTATAGGCCCACATTTCAGAACCGGGATCGTAGGAAAGGAAACGTGCGATGAGCGCCGCGTTGATATATTCGTCTTCGGACTTGGCATGGATTGTAGCGCTGCGGCTCATGGTCTCCTGGACGGGGTTTGTGGTCAGGCTGGTTGTCTGGAACACACAAATCTTCTCGTTCGATTCGACCCAGGCGGCAATCTTCTGAATTTCATCTTCTGTAACACCAACCGGGCACATGGCATACCATCCGCTGGTAGCCTTTGCGCGGAACAAGGTGTCAGTAATGACCTCTGTATCACCGGAGACCTTTTTTCGCACGGCAATATAGATTTCCTTCGGGCGCGGAGACTGGCTGAAAGCCACCTGAGCAGCCTTAAAAACAGGGTCGGTTGAAGTGAACCCTGCTGCACTCAGCTCATCAATGCCTGTATAGCTGGCAACATCCGGCGTAGTCTTTCCACCCGCAGTTTCGGGCAGAGGACCAACGATCAGCATCCGATCATAGCCGCCATCGATGGTGGTAGATGTGGAAATCGTGATATCAACTTGAACGATCTTGTCAATATTCATCTGTTTTCTCCTTCAGAGTATCTGCTTTCACCTCAACACCGATAAAGAAACCTGCCTCGAAGTCAGCGAGTTTCTTCGAGGCAGATGCCGGACGAAGTTCTTCATACTCTTTGTCCAGAGCTTGAAGAGCTGCGTATTCTTTGGTTGTGGTGGTAAAATCAATTGAAAAGGCACACTGTGCTCTATCGACGCCGGGCCCACTTCCATAAATCGGCTGAGGACTCGATTCGGTAGAAATAGCAATATCAAGGCCAAGCATTCGGTCTTCCAGCATTGGGCTGTTTATGTATGCGACAGCCTGTGCCAGATCGGCAACGGCTCTGAATTTCGGAGCCATAACTTTTCCGTTTGTATGAGTCGTCTTGCAGTTTTCGACCATATCGACAGTAAGCGCCATGCTGTTGTGCCAGGTCTGGTACAGTAGACCATCATCCTGCGAAAAGGAACTGTCAACTCGTGTAGAATCGACCTTTCCAAAATCCAGCAGAACATACGGGAGTGGAGGGCGTTCAAAGATTCCGGGATAGCTATACGTAACCGTACAGTTTGGATAGAGTTCTCGAAATATGCCTTTGATGGCTTCTTGGCATTCGTCAATCGTCATTTTCAGCATCATCCCCCTTTTCTCCCTCCACCGCGTCAAATTGAGAAACCCAGTGCTTCAGGATGGTGTTCCCCCAATATACGGACTGTCGGCAAACGTACCAGTGGCCACCAAAAAACAGGCGATCACCGCTATTCATGTTGTCAGGTTCGGCGGGATGAAGCTCTTCATTGCTGTAGACGGTGAGCGAACCCGCGATGTTTTTTCCGGATGTATCATCTTGGGCTGTCCGAGTGACGCCCTGGACATCCAGATTAAGAGTCACATCGCTATATGGCGCAGAGGGGCATCCATTTTCCCAACTGGTTTTCCCGTACCGTCGTACTTTGTAGGGATGCTTAAAAATCTTCATTTCTTTCCCTTTTTAATGACATAATGGCAATTCTGCCGCAAGGTGCCTGTATCAATCAGGGGCTTCGTTGATCTTTTGCCCTCAATATGTACAGGCACAGGACCTTTCTTGCCATATTCATTCATCATCCAGCCACCCTCGATTGTAATGGGCGCATTGGGTACCCAGTCTTCATCCTTGATTGCATCCTGAATCATGGACTTTGCCTGCGAACCTATCGCGTTGGCAACTGCATCAGCTGTTTCCAATGAGGACATGGCTTGCTGCGAAAACTCTGACAGTTCTTCCGAGTGCTTTTTGACTGTGTCCATAAAAGGACGGGCCGGAATCATCACAGAACCGTCTTTGTGAAGGGTTCCATAGTGATTCCAGTAAGCAATCTCTGCAAGCGTATGTTCGCCATCGGCCGCCGTTTGGTCA